CGTCGGTTGCGGTTGCTTCACTGCCCCAGTAAGACGGCTCCGTGGGGAGTTGGATTAAGACTTCGTTTTTTCGGCTCATGATTCGGGATTTGTTGCGGATAGATTGGCCTACCCTTTCGCGCTACCAGTCGAGCCGATAGCGCGCGGAGGATAGGTCAGGAATCAGAACCAGCGGGAAGCGATGGCGCGGCCGAAGGTTTCAACGGCCCATGCGCGCACGTCGGACGTGCCGAGATTGGCGTGATACCGCCAGAGAGCCGTCGAAAGCGCGCGACACACGGCGGCACGATATTCCGTCGGGAAATATTGCCCCGCGCAATGGTCGATTGAACCGCGCGCAGGATCGAACGAAAGGCGCTTTCCATCGGACAATTCGGACAGGAGATAATCGACCGGAATCGATGGCCAGTTTTCAACGAATGAGAGCAACGCGCGCGCATCGCGGCCATGCTGCAAGATTCGATTTCTGTCGGACCGAAGAGCGCGCATGCCGCTGGTATCGCGCCAGTCGGACGCATAGTTGCGCCAGTCTAGGCCAGAGCGTTGCGCGATGAATGCGCGAAGGAGATTGCAGAGTTCGGACTTGGTGACGGTGGATTCTGTAGTCATTGGATTTTATGCTTTTGATTCGGGCTTGATTACCCGTTGCAACCTACCGTTTCCGATAGGCTGACACGGGGAATCAGAGCTTGGTGATTTGATGCAATGCGGATTCAATGTCACGCCGAAGGCCAGATCGAATCGAATCGGCCAGTTTCAATGCGGAATCCATGATTCGTTCCGCCTCATTGCGAGCATCCAAGATAATCTTGTCACGCTCTTCGATGGCTTTTGCGCGCATTTCGGCGCAACGGCGCGTGCAATCTTGGATTGATGCGGAGGCTAGGACTCCCGGTTCAATGTCGGATTGAATGTCGGATTCGATGAATGGGATTTGTTCGCGGAGCCACGCGCCGCAGTAACTATCGGAGCCGAGGCTATCGGCGCATTGCGTGAGGGTTTGGATTTCTTCGGATTTTGATTTCATGAGATTTGATTCGGCGACTCATTCGCCGCCACGCTCCACGGTTACCCATGAAGCGGCGCGGGGAATCAGAGCGAAAGCTCCGCAATCTGGCTGTCGATTTCGTTGACCATCTCCTCCGCAAGGATTGTCGGGGATGAAAACGGATAGATCGAAACGATGGCGAAAGTCTGATGGCCGTAAGCGTCGCCCATGAATGAGTTGTCGCCCGTTTGATATCCGAAACGGATCGTTCCATCCCTGCGGACCGTCGCTCCGACTGAGAGCAAAACGGATGGACTGTCGTCTTCATCCGTTGCCCGACTATCGGCGGGGATTCCGTCGCGGATGATCCGTCGGATCAGATCCGAAACCTGAGATTGGAACTTGTTGAGCGATTGCATGGTGGGCTGAGTCATGGATTTGATGCGTTGAGGGTTAGAATTGGGAACGGAAAAAGAGGACATAGAAAACGGCGGCCGTGACGGCGTAGGCCATGGCTTGAGTGAGGAGGCTGAGGAGCTTGCGTTTCATGGATTCAAAGGGTTTGGATTGAGTCGAAAGAGAACCGCTCTTTTGCTTGGGCAATCGTTTCTTCCCGGTTGAACGGGCCGAATTCCCAGTCAACGACGATGACGCAAGTCTTCGCCAAGTCTTCGAAGTGGCGGACGATGCGGTAGCGGAATTGCCCCGAAGGGGTTTGTTGGATTTGCAGCGTTTTCATGCGTTCGATTTAAAATTCAACCGTGGGCCGCTAGGCTAGGCGAACCGGAAAACGGCGTCAACAAAGTTTTCTAAACTTTTTTTCGACAGGGAAAACATGCGGAATTGCTGAGGAAATGCAGAGTTTAGACAGTGTCAGGATTCGAGGTAGACAGTGCCAGGATTGGGAAGACAGGCCTTGCGAAAGGCTACCTTGGATTGCAAGGTACAAGACATGACAAGTGAGCAGTGGACGAAAGCGAAAAGCCTCTACCTTGCGGGGAAAACATGGAAAGCGATTTCAAGCGACTTGGGATTGAATCAATCGACTCTGCTTTCCAAAGCCTCACGGGAAGGATTGCCCAAGGTGAGGAAGGAGATGAGAAACACTGTTTCCTCTAAAGAAACAGTTTCCCTAGAAAGCCTCTCTGCTTTGGTTCGTAGCAAACTGGCGGCGGATGCAGCATCGACGCTTGAACGGATCGATTCTTACGCTCTTGATGGCATCAAAGACGAGTCAACACGGGAGCAAATCCTTGGCAGCGTTGCAAAGCGCAGCGCACTGGTTTTCGGATGGAGCGAACAAGGGGAAACGGCGTCAGTCAGCATTAACCTACTAGGTTCAATGCCCGATCGAATCTCGGAAATCCAAGTCACGGGAGAAACTGGGAAAGAGTGAATATAACACACATTGTAATCGATTGGCTGTCTAATAGATTGGATTAGATTAGCTAATGATAGAAAAGGATTGTTTTTCCTAGGGAATGGCACACTTTTTGAGTGGAGGCCTGGCACCCCTTTTGCGGGTGGGCTTCGTTTACGATACCCCCCTCAAAAATTTTCCGACTTTTTGACCATGATAAATAAAATTGAAATTGGTCAAACTATTACTCTCACCTACTGCGAGCAGAAACTGGCCCACTTTGTCGCTCGTCATCGCAACGGAAACAATCGTCATTTCAATGTGGCGAATCTGAAGATCAGCGCGCAGTCGCCGCTGACCGTGGATTTGGAGGGCATAGCTGGCGAGATTGCTTTCTGTCGTCTGTTCAATGTGTATCCCGACCTGGACACGGATCGTCCGCCTCCGCATCCGTTCTACGACGCGACAATCCCGCCGCCGCCGGGATATCGCATCGATGTCAAGACGACCAAGTACGACAATGGAAAGCTGCTGGTGGACGCGCGGAAGGATAGCGTGAAAACCAACGCAATCGACTTTTACGTTCTGATGACCGGCACTTTCCCCGGCCCGTACACCTATCGCGGCATGATAGCGCGCGAGATAATCATCGCCCCACATCGAATCGAGACGATCAAGGGTTATCGATCGTACGTCGCCACCCAAAGCGAACTTGTGGCCAACCCTGTCGACGCCACATTTTAATTGACGCGATAAGCGTTTCTGTCGCTCCATCCCGCGTAACGACCTTAAGAGCGGCGTTCGCTTGGTCAACGAACGCACCCTGTCTAAGCGGCAATGACACTCCGCATGCAGCAGCGGGTTGGATAATCAGCCACCGTGTGGTGGATGGATGGCCAACCATAACTCAGATAACGTCGGTTTAATTTTTTAGTTTATGTCTTGCCCCAATGTCTTCAACGCCTTTGCGGTGGCTACCGAGTCGCTCGCTCAGGACGTTTACAAGCGCGCCTCGTACCGCTCGATGTGGCTCAACATGATCGAGCGCGGCGAGTATCCCCAGGGTACGGGTCTGACCCAGACCTCGTTCACCACCACCTCCATCGAGCCGACTGCGGCTGAGGAGTGGTCGGCCATCACGCTCGCCAGCGGTAATCCTGGTGATAACGGTGGCGCTTGCGATGTCACCTACAACGACGTTCCGGTCGGCTACAATGCCGTTACCTGGAGTCCTGAGCGTTTCGCCCTCAAAGGTCCGCTCCTGTGTAAGGACGATCTGACCTTCGACCATCGCGTCGAGGCGTTCCTGCGGGTGTACTTGGAGAAGCTCTCGATCCGCGCTCAGCGCACTTGGGAGACTCGCTATCAGAACACCTTCGCCAAGTTCGCCATCAAGGCGATTGCCGATTCGAGCTTCACCCAGACCGAGACGATTCCGTCTGGCGTGAATGAGTTCCCCTGGATTCAGGCCGGTTCCGCCGGCCAGGCTCTGAATCAGTCCACCTCCGAGCTGACGCAGGAGATGCTGGATGTCGCCGCCGCCACGCTGATCCGCAATGGTGCTACCAATCCCGATAGCTCCGGTTTCATCAGCTACAGCAGCGACGGTCCGATCTTCCCGCTGTACATCGGCTTGGAGGCTTCGCAGCGCATCGCTCAGAACAACCCCGCGTTCCGCGACGACTTGCGCTATGCCGATCAGGGCAGCGGCGCTGGCGCTGAGTTGCTCAAGCGCATTGGCGCGAATCGGGTCATCAAGAACTTCCGGCATGTGCCGAATCTGTTCCCGCCCCGCTTCACCTACGCCGGCGGCAAGTACACGCTGGTTCAGCCGTTCACCAGCTCTAGCGGCACCAAGGGTACGGTGTTCAGCGTCAACCCGAGCTGGACGACCGCTCCGTACGAGGCTGCGTTCATCGTTACCCCGTACGTCTTCAAGTCTCACATCGTCCGCCCTGTGAACCGGGTTGGCGACTTGAGCTGGATGCCGACCAACTACATGGGCGAGTGGCAGTGGGTGACTGGTGCCTACAAGCTCGATGTGGATTGCGCCGATCCTCTGGAGAAGAAGGGCCAGCATTATGCTGAGTTCGTGCATGCGTCGGAACCCATTTTTCCTTCGCAGGGCATGACTATCATCTTCCGTCGCTGCACCGGCGCTCTCACTACCGTGATTTGCAGCTGATTTCCTCAGCAAAACGCAAGAATCCGCAGATCCGAAAGGGTTTGCGGATTTTTTGTGTCCACGCTTGACGGACTGATCGTGTGGTGTATTTTCACATCGCATGGACAATGAGCCAAAACGTGGCGACGTACGCGAGGATGGGCTTGTCTGCTGGGGTTACACCTGGAAGGACAAGGATGGAAAAAAGCGATATCAGTGGCTAACGCCCGAACGATTCGCGGAGAAGATGGCCAACGATAAGGAGCGTCTGGTCAGATACACGACGGAGAACGCGGAAGTTATCCGCATCAAGCAGGCCGAGAAGTACGAGAAGAACAAGGAGTACTACAAAGCGAAGTCGAAGGAGAACCACGCCAAGAACCGCGAGCGAAACAACAAGCGAAACTCAGAGTATCAGAAAAAAAACGCTGAGCATTTGAAGCGAAAACAAAACGAGTACCGCGCTAAAAATCGAGAACGAGCGCGTCGCTGGCAGAGGCGATATGCTGTCGCAAACCACTCCAAAATCATGGATAAGTTGCGAGAGAGACGCCGAAACGATCCTCTGTTTCGCCTCAAAGACGCCATTCGCGGCTCAGTTCGTGCCTATCTCGGCAGTAAGAAAACTCGACGGTCGGCCACGTTCGAGATTGTCGGGTGTACACCTGATTTCCTTCGTTCTCATCTGGAGAAGCAGTTCAATCCGGGGATGACCTGGGAGAATTACGGCAGTCATTGGCATGTCGATCATCGCATTCCATTGGCCAGCGGAACGACGCCCGAGGAGGTTATGGGTTTGAGTCATTGGACGAATCTGCAACCGCTTGAGGCGCTGGAGAATTTGCTCAAGAGCGATAAAATGCCCCTTGCCATCGACGCATCCTCGGACGAACGTATCGACCGGATTGACTCGTAGGTTGGTTGTTTACGATGCCTCTACACGAGGCAACCCCTCATCGGCTCGAAAGGCTGGTGGGGGGTTTTTCGCGTAGCGCATTAGCCTTGACACTAATGCTCATGGCGTGATGCTCCCTTCATGCCGGTTTTTACCATCCCCAAAGGCGTTGAAATTCCCGAGAACCTGAAGGAAGGCGAGGCTTTCCAGACGATGGCGACTATCGTTCTTGGCAAGGGCGGAAAGGCTGA